TTTGCAGCTGCATGAGTCGAGGTGCTATGACCTGTCCACCATATCCAGTCGGATTGGTTATTGATTTTTGATTTATAGTAGTTAGAAGAACCTGATGCATCTTTACTGTCTGATGCACATGAAACGAACCCGTAAGTTTCTAGAACTTCGTGTTGTTTACCTGAGATTGCTCCATCTTCGTCTACGACTACTACATGAATTTCGTCTGCACTACCTGAAGCTGCGGTTGCAGATGCAGATGTGCCTGGGGCTTTATCAAATTGATTATAAAACTCCCAATATCTGTGAACTTGAGTTGAGTTAGCAACTGTGCTAACTAGACCTGTTCCAGCTGGTTGGTTTAGGGCTTCTACAGTTATTGTTCCTGTTGCAGTAGCAGTAACTCGGTATTCCTGAGTATCAGTACCGAATCTTACTATATCCCTGATGCTGAAACCTGCTTCAGATGTAACGGAAATCACTGTTTGACCAGCAGCTTCTTCTGCATCTAGAGTAGTCACATTGTCATTGAAATATGCATCGGGAGATGCACAAACACTAACTTTCAGTGAGTTTCCAATTGCGCCTGGGTATTTTGCAGCCCATTGACCTATTGTTCCAGCTGCACCACCGTCTTCGAAACCTGACTGGTATGCATCTAGATTTTTAATGCTTGCATCAGTGTCACCACCATTGTTTGCATTATAGGCTGTTGAACTTGCAACACGAACAACTTTTAATGATGAACCATATCTTAAGAAAGCCTCTGCAGAATAGAAGTCTTCTGCAGCAGCGTCTGTGTCTGCTGGACTATAGAAGTGATCTACTAAACCTTTGCTATCTGAAACTGATACTACTTCATCAACAGGGCCCCATCTAAATGAACCCGCGAATGCTCCTACCGTAGAGGAAACTGCAGGCACAACATTTGTCAAGTCAACTTCTTTGACTTGTACGCCTGGTGATACTTGAAATGCCATATTTTTCTCCTGTTAATGTAAAAAGTTGTTTACTGTTTTATTTATAACTTTGCGTTCTCTAAAGAACTACCATTCGTTTCCTACTGACATATCTTTAGTAAACCAACGGTCTCCTTGGTCGTCTACAAAGGTTGTTTCCGTTGTCCCTTGTTCTGCACCAAATACCCCCGCGGGTAATATGTCATCTTCTATCATCTTTTGTTGTTCTGCATATAACAAGTCTTTCACTTGTTTATCAGTCATGTGATAGAAGTATTCAGTCGTAATAAACCAACTGAATAACACTAAATTCATTACCATATCATCATGGTAACCTCTATCTGCCTCATAGGAATTACCCTTAGTGACAAAAGTCATTAACTCCGTTATAGTTGCACGATCTACAAGATGTAATCTTTTCTCTTCTAACAACTCTTTAAGTGTAGAACAGCCTATCCGTTTAATCTTTTTGTTAACGGTTACTCCAATATCGTCTGCCTTTAATTGTCCTTGTACAAAGACATTTGGATATTCAATATCGTAATGCAACTGTGTTGCAACCATTCCACCTTCTGCATTATTCTCAATGATTACTAATGCTTCATTGTAAGCTCGTACATACTTATTTATAATATCAGGAAACAGCATGGGACTTACCATACTATCCCGATAGGTACAAACCTGTTCAAACGGTTGCGTAGATACATCAAACACGGAGAAGGTGGAATAATCCATTCCTCTACCTTTTGCAACATCTACTGTACATATATAGTCGTGTCCTTCCTTTGGTCTTTTATAGACCTGAATATTGTCCTTATTCCACTCAGGTTCCCAAGCTTTCATTCCTAGTAAGGTGTCTGAGTTAATCAAAGTGTTACCTGTACCTAAGAAACTATTACCATACTCTTGTTCAAACTGTGCCTCTGAGGTGTTAGCAATGGTCATCTCTTTCCATTTATCATCACGGCCCGGCACATCATACCAGTTTATTATGAAGTGCTTATATTCTGACTGTTCATGTACTGCAGATTCATATATTCTATGGAACATATTACCTACACCGTTTGCAGTAGATGTAATTATAACCTTAGAATCTTTACCTGATGTGATAACGGGATATGTTGCAGTATAGAATGTATCTGCATCATCTACGAATGCAAACTCATCGAGGTATAGTAAGTTAATTGACATACCACGAATCGAACTTGATGATGTTGCAGCTGCAACTACCTTGGAATCATTTGCAAATTCTATAGAACCTTTGTTGAGAATCTTAACGCCCGGCTGTAAAAAGAACGGTACAGACTCTAACATGGTTACGATTCTGGCAATCATCTCTCTTGCAATTGCACCTTTGTTTGCAAGTACCGCGACTGTTACTTCGGGATGGAACAAGAGATACCATAAAAGATATGCACATGATGTGATTGACTTACCTGACTGTCTTGATGCAAGAACAATATTGAATCTATTTTCATCATAGAAGTTAATAAGGTTTTCTTGATAACCACGAAGTTGGAAAGGAACCATACCTTCATCTAGGGATATAATTTGAGTATACTGTTCTATAAAATGAACTGGGTCTTTAGAACACTTCATGTATTCTGCCAACTCTTCTTTAGTATACTGCGTCTCGACACCGCTCCTTTTTATGAGAGTGTTACCGAGATATCCTTCGTTTACAGGTTTAACCATTTAAGTATTCTTCCATCCACCCAAGTCTTATCAACTCTTCGAATGTTCTTTTATGTTTGTTTGAAACATAATCTATCATTCCTTCTTGTTCTTCACCATATCCATTCAACCATTCTTTGGGCCAATTAGTTTTACCCAACTTATGTGCTTTTTCGTTGAGAGCTTTCATCTCATCAATACCTTTATGAATGTAGATATCTGCTTCAGGCCATTCCTCCATTTGTAGGAAATCATTATGGATGATATCCCAATGTGGGTACATACCTTTTGTATATACACAGGCCCAGTTATTTTTTTCGATTCCGATACATTTCTTTGCACCGTAATATTCTGCAAGATGAAGTAAGACACCTGTTCCACTTCCTAAATCACATACGACTTTATCTTTGACATTTTCTTTAATCCAATCTTCATATGGATTATAATTTTCTACTTCGTCTATATCCTTAAAGTAATGTGTATTGTGACGGGTCAATTGTCCCAATGACATTAACCAAAAGGCTTCACCTTCCTTTACTTCGGGTATAGGTAGTAATTTGTATTCGCTAGTCTTCTCTAACATCTTTCTTGGACTCCTTTTTCAGGAACTTCTGCAACTCACTTGTTGAACCTACATACAAGTGATTGTGTTGTGTCCTGACTGAACTATCTTCCTTTTCTAGGTCTTTTAATTTCTTCTGTATATCGATTAACTTTTCTGCAGTCTCGGATACTGTTTTGATTAATTGACCAGCAACCTCGTATGCACGCGGGTGTTCTGTTTCTTTGGATAGTTCTAGTATGCCGTCGATTGCATCTTGTCCTCGTTCTACGAGGTCATAGAGGTTCTCACGGGCATATTTGTAGTCCGTTTCAATGTTCTTCTCTCTAGTGGGAACTTTGACCAACTTGGTCTCTGTTTTAATATCAGAATTGATATCAAGAAGATTATCTAATTTGTCGTCTATTTCTTTTGTCATAACTATGCATCACCAGCGAGGTCTTCCGAATATGTATTACCTCCACCTTCATCATAAAAAGTCACCGTCTCTGCAACCACAAATGTATCACTTGGGTCAACAGAACCTACAAATTTCAGTGTTGTATCTGCATTGAAATTCACCTGATTGCTTAATACAATCGATAATTTATCACTTGCAATACTACTCACTGTAGGATTAGTGGTTAAATTTGTACCGAAAACTTCATCTCCTGTACTTATCTTACTATTTATTGCCGTAGCAAATGTCACTGTATTTGAGTTAGTCACTTGATTTGCAACAGCAGCGAATGCTGGTTCATAGTGTTTAACTTCTTTAACGAGTCCAGCACTATTAATTTGAGACGATGTAAATCCAGCTTGAACATTATCACTGATGTATTCTCTTTCGATAACATTCTTAATAACTTCACCAGTATATACTGGGCCGAACATATACAACTTCATAGTGAACTCTAATGTATATTCTATAACTCTTCTTTCTTCGAATGAACCTTCATACATATCTTCCATTGCAACTGAGTTTAATATGACTGGTACATCCCTGACTTCACTCATAGTATCTACAATTTTCATTGCAACTGTATACTCAGGTTGGAAGTATGGTAGTATTTGTTCTACAATTTGTAGTGCATCGATAGCGTTCTTTGCAAGTATGGATAGAGTAAAGTTTATATTGTAAGGTGCTGGTTGATATTGGAATCCTCTTTTACCAACATCAGTTGTTTCTAATTGTGTCTTTTGTGTTCTAATGATTTTGTTTTGTTGTCTTGACGGATCATACTCTAATCCTGTCATTTCAAAAGCCATACGAGGTAGAGAGATAGATGTTACTGCACCATCTCTTTGTTTTGCATCCTCAGTAAGTCTTAATAGAAACTTTTGTTTAGGGCCATAGGATATGGGTACTTTCTGTGATGTGAGTACAGTTCCGTCAGCTTTCGTTTTCTTAATATCAATGTTATTAAACAAAGTACCGAAAATAGAAATCGACCTTTTGATTGTTTCGTTATAAAAATATGTTCCGAACATTATGGTTCACCAAACGGATTAACTTCACTAAAGTCTAGGTAATTAGAATCTTGAGATTCAAATTCTACATTCTGTGCTGAATGGTCTGTACCAAATGTCATGACATCTGTTATTGCACCGATAGTTCTTGCAGTGGTTGATGTAGCACCTGTTAGTGTATCACCGACTTGTAGTGTTCTAGTGTTATCCTTAATTGTAAGTTTTCTTGAAGTAGGTTGCCATAGAACCACCTCTCCAACTGTTACTGTTGTACTATCTATAACTGTAGTCAAGTTCTCTCCATGTATAAAGTTTCCTGAACCAGTGTTCATAGTTAGTTCTATTGTGTAAGCTGAATCTGCTTCTACCAAGTCTGCAGCTGTACCAGTATCGAAATCCTCTCCACCGTATGAGAAGAGTGAACATCTCATCTTGAATACAAACATTTTTCCTAACTGGAAGAAAGGGTCTTGGTCTTCTACAAAATTTATTTCAAATAATGAACCTGTAAGAGGGAAGTAAATTAAATCTCCTTCGTTAGGTCTGAGTGATGTTGCAAGATTTGAATCTAGAGAAATGAATCTTTCCCATGTTCTTAAAGATATGATAAAGGTTGCTTCTTCTTGGATTTGTACACCGAACTTAGATACAAGGTCTCCCTCTCCTTCAAATCCTTCTACATTTTCAAGATACATCTCAACAGAATAGGCGTCACCGAATGTCGATTGAACATCGTCATTTAGTATACCGTCTTGCTCGACTATGGTTCTTGGTAGATATAGGACATCATGTCCATAGAATCTTAAAGACTCTACTACCAAATCCTCATAGAGGTGCTGTTCTGTTTTTACAGAATGATTAAAATAAACATTTGTAGGCATTCACTTACCCCATTAAGTCCATGACTGGTAGTTCATAGTTCAGTCTAGACTCTTCTTCTAACTTAGTTATTTCCTCTTGTGCTTGTGCTTTCATTTCTGAAGCGTTTAGTGTTACCCCGCCAGGCAACGCAATCCCTTCAAACTTTGATAGATTTTCAGCCCATTGATATTTCACTAATGCAGTTGAATATCTTTTCAACCACATATCATTATAGATATCTGTGAAATCATTTGGGTCAATCTTTCTATGACACTCAATAATTAGATACTCATTAGCATTTACTGCTGTCATATCCATATCAATATACAATCTATTCATGTGTTGTTTATATCTGATAGGAACCTGACCAACGAGTATGTTGTCCATCATACTGATATGTTGTTGTACCATTTCATAGTACAGAATACTTGTAGATGTTAGATCATATATGTCATTCAATCTAAGTTGATATCTTACATCAAACATGTTTAGATTGCTTTTGTCATTGAAAGGGAAAATTCTATTTACTGCAAGAACAAACTCAGGTAATACAATGTAGTTTTGTTGTTGTAATACTTGTTCGTTATCATATGCATGAGTACCAGCTGCTGACTCTGTAAAGGTCTCGTTGGCTTTCATTGCAGTCTTTTTGGCATCGGTTACTTGATGCTTGAGATAAACTCTGATAGAACCATCGTAATGGTACTCTTGGAAATACTGTAATGCTTCGTCTATTCTATCGTCAAACTGGTCATCATCCACATTGATATCTAGAACAGGAGCTCCAAGTTTTCGTTTAATATAATCTTTTAGTGTTGCTTTACTGTTCGGTTTTGCCATAATAGTAGTATTCCATATGTGTTACTACTATTTATACCTTTTCTATTCTTGGAAGTAAGTTTTGTGCTGAAGTCTATCTAGTTTCTCGTCTATCTTCTGAATAGAAGATAACACTCTCTCAAAATCAGCCTCGATTTGTTCTCTCGTTGCGTAATCTCTTGCGATTTCTTCTCTTGTTTTATTTACGAGTATGTCGAGTCTTTTTTGCTCAGATAATACATTACGAATCAGAAACCCAAGTGGGAGAATGATTACCGTCATTAATAGGTTCCAAATTATGTAGGGTGATATCGTAATTTCCATACGATTATTTATGTAATTTAACCCTTTACTTTAGGGTCATCAAGACTAAACTTATTCCAGTCATTATCACATGGAGCGAAGGTTGCATGGGGGTCTGAACTATATCGATATGTCTCTGTATTGAATGCTACACTGTAACGGTCTTTATCGGTCATATTAGGTTCTACCATATGTAGCAGACCGCTAGGGAACAATAGCAGGGTTCCTGTGATAGGTGAGACTGGATGCATGTCCCTTTCTTTACCGTTATGTGGGAACTCTGATACAACATTTTCACTCTTGTTTACTGCAACAAAGTTACCTTCATCTCCGTCTGCATGAACATAAAAAGACCCACTCATCCAACATCCATTATGTCTATGGGGTTTATTCCATGCACCTCTGTCATTTATATTTCCCCATGCGTTACCTATTACAACGGATGCTTGTGTAACACCCATCCAAGGTAAAACTTCGTGATTATATTTGTCCTTGATTATACGCATGAGCTTACCCCAAACTGGAATTCTTTCAACTCCATCATTGGACTGCCATCCAGTATATGCGTTAGATATCTTTCTTCCCACTGGGTCTTTTCTTCTTTGTCTATCCATATCTGCCTTCAAAGACTGCAGATATTCTTCTGACACTAACCCTTCCTCTAAGAGATTAAACTCAAAAAGAGGAATGGGAAACAATAATCTAACTGACGACATAATCTAATCTCTATCTATTTTTTTGGACTCCGAACCATCCCAATTCAAATCGGTTAACTCACGCTGCTTTTCTTTAAAGTCTTTATGAGCTGGACATTCAGGTGGTGGCATTTCCTCCCCACCGTCTTCTACTTTTGAGTATAGTCTAGATTTGGGTTGCCAAATCTTAGCATTTCTATACCCACCGATGTTAATTTGGTCATTCGGCATACCTGTTTCGGTATCAACCAATTTCAACTCCCTTTGCCATTTTTGCATACTCTCAGGATGTATTGCATGATTATTATGCCACATTTCTGCATCCTGATAATAATATGTAGATGACCATTCTTCTCTTTTAAAAGGAAAGACTTGGACTAAAGGTGTACCTTCCTCTATTATAAACGAATGGTCTACCTTCGGATAAAATATTATCTGAGCATTGTCCATATTTATATTGAATCTATCAGTATCAATTACACCTTGCCAACATGCAAAGAATTTATTTGCAAACATAAATGGGTCTAAGAATAAAACAGAATACCCTTCGGGTGTTTTCATATTCCAATTTGAAGATATTTTAAATGCATCTTTTACTGGTGAATCTGCACCCAAGTATTCTATAGAATCTTGTAATTGTGCAGAAGGATGTGATTGAGAAAAATGTTTTTCTTCACAAAGTGTTTTAAATCTTTCACCACCATCAGGCCAGTCCCAACTGGCTCCATTCATTACTGGTATGTCTTCTGTTGCACAAATATAGTAACCCATTGTCAACCAGTCTTGCATAGATGGACAAGAACGAATTGTCTGTGCCATTCGTCCTCTATGATCTACACGAACCTTTTGTTTCTTCCACCATTCAGGTTGCATATGTTTGGCTGCAATGGGTCTAAACTCTAGATAGGATTTTTTATTAAATGTTCTAAATTCTATTGTTGGCATAATTGTATCTCATCACCTCTAATAACAATTGATTTCCTATCAATATATCTTGCTTTCTCAGTTGGTGCTTCTGCACCATGTGGTATTCTTCCATCAAACATTAACAGTCTATTAGGTTTAAAATCAACATGACCTATTTCATGTTCATCCATTAAATCTTTTATACCACCTTGAATTGTTTCATCATAAAATCTTAACTTACCACCCCAATTTGGATTCCAAAATTGATTGGTATAAAATAGAAAAGAAAGATTCCATTCATCATCTTCATGACAATCTGAATGACAAGTTCCATGTTGACCCATAGTTTGTGAGTTTGCTCCAGCGTATTGAAATCTAACCCAATCAAACCCAAAGTCTGTTCTTAATTTTCTATCAAGATATCTAAACAAATAATTTCGATATCCATTTTCTCCACTTAGATGACCGTCTTTCATATCATGACCATTAAAAAAACAAGCTCCCCATAAAGAGTGTTGTGGTAATCCACCTCTCCCTTTCTTATTACCTTGGACTTGATTTGTTTTTTGCCATGCACAATGTGTCAATTCATGGTCTATCTTTTTGAATATTGCTTCTTCTAGATAGTTATCTACAACATAAACATTGTTACCTAGTGGCATATCCTCAATACGGAAAGGCTCATCAATGTAATGTACATTGACCTGTTCCATTTATGAACCTAAGCCAGGGCCTTCGGAAGGTGGTGGTATATTTAAAAGATAGTCTTCTAAACTTTTGAGAGTGTCTTCTCTAGTTTGTGCAATCTCTCTGAATAAACCTTCTGCAACATTCGCTACTGCATCGATATATTCCAAAGCTCTTCTTGCATTAGACCTATGTGGATGTGCTGAACCCTCTCTAGATGCAATCAATACTTCTATCATATCATCGAATCCATATCTCTGACATTGTTGTATTTGATTGTTACGAACTATCTCACTAATCCTACCAACATATTGTTGATTGAGACTACAACCGTGAGGTGGTTCTGCGTTTTCTATGTAAGACTCAATTGCATCTTTCTCTATTTCAGACAAAGGCATTCTATCTTGTTGTTCTAAAGGAACCTCATCATTCCACTTTTCTACTTTACATTCTATGTCATCGTAGATAATAACTTCGTATTCAAACCCAAGTTCGGGTCTATCGACATTGTCGTGTTGCCATTCTAAACCATTAGGCTTTCTAATCCATAGGTTTCCGTTTTCACAATAAATTAATGCATTCATAATATCCTCATTATAACATATTAATTGCCTTTTGGCAATTGGTTTTTATATTTGTCATATGTTTCTAACATATTTATGTGGGAATAATCCATGTCTTTTATCCAAGGCCCACCCCTTGTATAATGGATTGCATGGTGAGACTGATTGAAAGACTCCTCATATCCCTCAGTACAAATTTTATCATGAGGAATTTTACTTATCTTATCTGTCCACTCAAACTGATGTAGTTGTTTACCCGTCCATGTATTGACTGCTTCAGGTGTCAACTTCTTACAATCTTCATGTGAGTTATTAAATATCATCATACTCGACCATAATTTTTTAGGATAAGAAACATTCTTCTCTCCGTTGAATTTTGTTTCTGCATGAGTTTTAAAATCATATTGAACACAAGCTACTGCATTATCAGGGTCTAGGAAATAGAATAATCCTAATGGATTATGTCTCCATATGTAGTCATCGTCCATGAAAAAACTAAATCCTTCATAGTTTTCTAGATATGGAATTAGGAATCTACTGTAAGTAAATTCAGTAGACTGGTTTGCATATTCTCTAGTATACTCAGAAATTGCATTGATGTCAAGTTTCTTAACTTCTACTTTATAGTCATTGAAATACTCAGATGCAACTCCCCCTGACCTCATCCTTTCAATACTTGCATGAATGGATCGTTCTGATACATCAAATAACTCAGGATGATTTGAATCATAACCAATGTAAATGTTCACTGGTTTACCACTACAAAGTTTTGTAACCTTTTTATTAAAGTCAAAAACTTCTTCTCTAAAATTTAATCCAGCAACAGTCGATATTGAAAACTCTAACTTACCTTCATGTTCACACCATATTGCTGATAGTGTACCTTGACCATTACCGATACCTCTCCAATACTCCAACAATTCATCTGCAGATAAAGCTGGTACATCTTCAAACTTGTTTTCATAATCAGTAACTACAGTTTCAAATTCAGGTTCATCCATTACCTCATATACTCTACAACGAATTGAGCCTGGATGTATTGATAGTTTACTACCGTTTGTATGACCTTGTATAGGATGTCTTAATCCTTCTTTCTGTATGTTATTAACTAACCAGTGACCTTTTGCAGCGTGATAGTATACTGAACAAACTTGGTTTTCTTCTTCGTCATTTAACTCATTACAATCTTCATGGTCACTTATAGTTGATAACTTCTGATATTCACCTTTAGAGTTCATGAAATCCATTGATCCACCAGCGATAGGATGATTAGGTCTTAATGGGGCAGTCCATCCTTCATGTAGATATCTGTGATATAGAAATGCATTGTGATGTAATTGTCCAAAGGACATTAACTCACCTGAGTCCATAAGTGGTTTTATTTTTTTCCATGGGACTATTCTGATTGGTGCCATCTCTCCCATGATATAAGTCAATACTTCTTTGAAGTTTACTGAAGCTTCTGTGTCTTCTCTAGCAAAATCATATTGACCAATATTAAGTGCAGCCACATCTATTGTACCTGGCGTCCTAACGGTTTCTTCTGCAGTCCTTTTGAAGTTAACTCTGCGTGCTTTTTCAAGTGTGTTAATTGATTCTAACATACTTGTATTTAGAGTGTTATTTTATGAGGATATTGGAGTCCCTGGCCACTGTTGTTGAACTGCACCATCCCATCTTGGTTCAGGAGTTCTTCCTTGTCTTGCATATGTAGAAGGACTTCTAAAGTTATATGGGTTCTGCGTATTTGCAATCACCTGATAAGTCGATGGACTTCTATATGAATATGTATCAGGTGTTTGTCCTGTTCTTTGATAAGTGAACGGTGACCTATAGTCATAGGTAAACGGTGTCTGATTATTTCTAATATTAGGTTCTTGACTATCTCTGATATTAGGTTCCTGTTGGTTCCTTATATTAGGTTCTTGGGCGTTTACTGGATTCCTATAAGTGAATGGAGACCTGTAGTTATAAGTGAACGGAGTTTGATTGTTCCTTATGTTAGGTTCCTGTATACTTCTAATATTAGGTTCCTGTTGGTTTCTAATGTTAGGTTCCTGAGCTGACACTGGATTTCTATAGGTAAATGGAGACCTATAATGATATGTAAATGGTGTCTGAGAGTTCCTTATGTTAGGTTCCTGAGCACTTCTAATATTAGGTTGTTGTGCATTTCTAATATGAGGTTGTTGTCCGTTTACTGGGTTTCTATATGTAAACGGTGACCTATAATGATATGTGTTAGGTTGTCTCGCAGATGCTTGATAAGTAAACGGTTGTTGATAGTTCGCTGGATAAGTGAACGGATTCTGTGCATTATAGGTGAACGGTTGCCTTGCGTTTGCTGGATAAGTAAACGGATTCTGTGCGTTATATGTAAACGGTTGTTGTGCGTTCGCAGGATATGTGAACGGAGTCTGCGTTGTAAACGGGACTGGTTGTCTCGCTTGTGCAATGTAAGGTAACTGTGGCATTCTACTTCATATCCCCCATTATTTCTGTTGTTGACCTGGCGTCGGTAGGTTAAACGGTGTTCTCACATGATATGTAAACGGTGACTGATAACTTGCATTATTAGGTTGTCTAGCAGGTGCCTGATATGTAAACGGGTTTCTTCCCGATGCAATAAATGGTTGTCTTGCTGGAGCCTGATAAGTAAACGGGTTTCTACCTTGTGCAATGAACGGTTGTCTTGCTGGAGCCTGATATGTCGCAGGTGTTCTAGCATTCGCAGGATATGTAAACGGTGTTTGGTAATTCCTGATATTCGGTTGTTGTGCTGATACTGGACTCCTATATGTAAACGGTGACCTAAAATTATATGTGAAAGGTGATGCATAACTGTATGTAAAAGGACTTCTATGTTGATAAGTCGCAGGTTGTCTTGCATCCCTAATATTAGGTTGTTGTCCGTTTACTGGACTCCTATATGTAAAAGGTGAACCATAACTGTATGTTAATGGAGACCTGTAATCATATGTATATGGTGACCTATGTTGATAAGTTGCAGGCTGCCTTGCATCTCTTATGTTTGGTTCCTGTGCTGACACTGGATTCTGATAAGTAGATGGAGACCTGTAGTCATATGTTAAAGGTGACCTGTGACTGTATGTAAACGGTGACCTATGTTGATATGTAGCAGGTTGTCTTGCATCTCTAATGTTAGGTTCCTGAGCATCTGCAATATAAGGATATGGATTTTGTCTATTCCTAATATTTGGTTCCTGTGCATTTGCAATATACGGGTATGTTACAATAGTCTGTTTAATGGTTGGGTTCTGAGCGTTTGCAATATATGGATAAGGTATTTGCGTAGCTTCTTGTCCCGAAGCATTATTCCATGTTGCGGGGCCTGTCTTTATGTAAATTTGGTCTACTGCCTTCCAAGTTGAACTTGCAGTCTTTACCCAAGCACCTTGGGTTGCATTCCAACCAGCAGGTGTTTTAACCTTCTGTGAACCTGACGCCATTAATTTTCCTCACTCACTCAATTAAGAGTATAAAATCCATAAATCTCCAACCGCTCCATCTGAACCTGTCGGAGCTGATGTCGATTGATATACATTCCTTGCTGTACCACCACTGTTTGTAGCGTTGGTTATTGTGATTGCACCAGTATTAACTGCACTTGGTGTAATCGATAGGTTACCTGTATCTGCACCTGTAAATGAACCTGTACCGAATGTGATTGCATCTGCACTCTCGTCCCAACCAATGAATACATTGTCTGAACTTCCTCTTTCGATAACTAGACCAGCATCGTTTGATGGTGAACCTGATGTTCCATTTCCTAGTTCTATCAATGCATCTGCAATTACAGAGTTGGTTGAAGATACGGTTGTTGTTGTTCCGTTAACTGTTAAGTCACCTGATAGTGTTAAGTTTGCAAATTGAACATTACTTGATGTTGCAACTGCCTGACCGATACTGATTGCACCACCTGAATAACCTACACCAGTTCCAGCACTTAAATGAGCTCTTACTTCTGATGCACTTGGGCCGTTATATGTAATAACACCTGTAGAGTTATTATATGCAAGTGAACCGTCTCCACCATTATCTGTGACTGATATCGATTGTCTTGCATCTGCATCACCATATGCAGCCGAACCAGCAAGTGTTAATGTACCCGCTGCATCGTCATAAGTTGCAGTGATATTTGAACCACCAACTATGAGAGCTGCAACTCTATCGTCAACTCTTTCGTTTGTGTAATATAAGTTTCCGTTTTCTGCAATATCACCAGTATCTAAAGTTACTGAACTTCCTAATGAAGTTGAATTAGAGTTGATTGTTATTGCACTGTTTGCTAATTTTGCATTTGCAATTGAACCAGCCAACATTGAATTTGTAACACCACTTGCTTTAACTCGTAAAACATCTGAGTCTGTTTCTATTGAACTGTCATCTACACCAACTGCAAGTGCAACTGATGAACCAAGTGATACTGAACCACCACCTGATAAACCGTCACCCGCTGTAACTGTTACTGCACTATTTGATAGTTTTGCATTTGCAATCGAACCAGCCAACATTGCATTTGTAACACCTGATGCTTTAACTCTTAGTGCATCAGAATTTGTTTCTATTGAACTATCATCGACTCCAACTGCAAGGACACCACTGGATGAAGATAAACCATCTCCAGCAACTGCAGTTACTACATCTGCAATACTTTCTTTTCTAGTTGCAGTACCGTCAATAATTGGAATACTATCTGCAGCTACATCGACTGTGGCTGCTGTTAATTCGTTTAAGTCTAGAGATAATACACCACTTGAATGTGCAAGACCATCTCCTGCTACTGAACTGTTTAGTGATAGTGTTACTGTTCCTGATGTACCACCACCTGAGAGACCGTCACCAGCTGTGACTCCTGCGATATCTCCACTCTCGTCTCCAAGGTATACTGAATTCCCCATTCCACTGTGATTTGAACAGTAGAAGTACATGATTGAAGGTGCTTCTTGGTCGAATGCAACTTCTGTGTATGAACCAGCAGAGCCTGGTGTACCTACTTTGTTATAAATTGTATATCCGTCTGACATTTCTGAACCGTCTGATGATTCAGAAAATCTTAATGGGTGTGAACCGTTTGAACTGTCTGATTGGTCAAATCTATAGACGATACTTGGCATTAATCTCAAAGATTGAGAAGAAGTTTGTCCGTCAAATAAGAATTTACCACCACTAACT